GGGCTTCTTGCACAACTTCAGGTTCCCTTATACTAATGGAATAGATGTTTTATTGAACTTAGAAGTCTCTTGTAAAATGTCAAAGGGTAGGATTGCTCTTTAGCATTTTCACTTTTCCTCTTTTCCGATGTTACATCGAGACTAGATTTTAATCTATGTTCAAGTGTAGTATAGGAATAAGAATCCAAGGAGTTACCTATTTGTTTAATAGGCAAGACTTCTTCTGAATCTTCCACTATCCAAGCTTGTTCAATTTGAGCTTGTGTAGGCCTGATTCCTTCGTCCAGGATTATTGGTTTTAATTTCCCAATATGCCCTTCTAAAGTATTTTGGTCCACATAGTGTTGATTTAAGACATCTAAACTTAAACCGTAAGGTTCAGGTAAGGATGCAGCAAATGAAATTAATTCTCTATCTTTTTCAGCATAGAGTTTAATTCCAGCCGGTCCGTATTGTCTAACAAAACATAATGGATCGAGTTTTAAATCAATTCCTTTTGATTTGAAGATTTGTAAATCTCCAAATCGATCAATTAGTTTACCAGAGAATTCCCCTATTCCTTTTCCCATTAAAGTTTTATTAACAGAAATTGGAATAGAAAGCTCACTCAGTATAGACATGAACTTTTCAGCAACATTCTTATCAATGGTAAAGAAATCATCACCATTAATAATAGTGTTGTTTGGGTTTGCTCCAGCAATTCTTGCTAGAAATTCCATAGTAATACATAAATATGGAAACGACGGTCCTAATCCCATTGGTTGACCTGTAGAATAACGGGTCACCCCTATTGGTGTTTGCCAATAACAGCTCTTGACTGTTTCCCAAAACATTAACCTATCATTTTGGAAATCATCATAGTGCTCTACATGAGATAATACATAATTTGAAATATCAACAGGAATATTATCTGTTGCTGATTTCAAATCAATGGAATATCCCAATGCATCGGGATTTCTCATAAATTCTTTAAGTCGTCCAATACCTTTATTCTGATTTTCAGAAACTATCATAGGTAGAGAGTGGAATATATAATCAAACAAACCATTCTTATACCTAGATAGCGCGCAAAATACTGACGCTAAAGGTACACAAATAAAACGCAATTTTAAACCCCTATCCTTGGTAAGAGAAATAATATTACCAACAACATCTTTTGAAGTATTAGATGTTACGGGATAGTCTTCAATGAAATTAGGTATACCTTTATAAAAACAGGTATAGTACTTTTCATAGAGCTTGGGTATAGCTTTCAGTGATGTCAAAATTGACAAACCGTTAGCCTTATTCCAAGGGATGCATCTTACTTTCGGTGTGGTGTTACCTGAATAAATATCCATATTCAGATAATCCATAACCGACATAGTATCGTGCGAAGTTGTGTTAAAAATGGATATTGACTTAGCACTATCATATGGTGGGGAACTATACTTAGCTCCAGCATAACAAGACTGGATTAAGAATAGGTCTTCTTTTGTGAAAACCTCATCTATTTGACGAAATATAGCGTTAAGGGGGCCAGACGAGCTATGGTAATCACTGATTCGGGAAATTGGTGTATCTTCTACACTTTTCACGAAGTTACTCCAATCATTCTCTTGGGGTTTTGGAGAAAACCACCTACCATACACTTTAAGTATTCTAAGTGCATGACGCTTACCTCTACGATTTTTCTGAGATAAGCGCTGTAGGTGAACCATATTTCCTTTCCAAGTACCATCCTTACGGGTGGCAACGTGGATTGAAGGTTCGGTTCCTAGAATTATTGATTGATAAGATTTTAAATAATCAACCAAAAATTTAAGGCCCTTATTCTTCTCTATGGATGCCCAAAGCTTTACCAAGTGATTGGATATACTGACGGGTAAACCATTGAGTATAAGGATATCCTTTAGTTGTGTGTACTCTTTACCAGAAATGGTCATTGCAGTGCCTCTAAAGGTAACAATGAAATGTGGCGGAATATGAAGG